AGAACGGAAAGACATTCTGTGTTGGAAGCGAGGCGGCTTATCATCTGACAGGGTTGTATCCTGAAGATTGGGTAGGTCGTGTATGGCGGCGACCCGTTGTTGTTTGGGCGTCCTCTGAAACAGGAGAATCAACCCGCGACAATCCTCAACGATCACTGCTTGGAACGATTGGAGAGGAAGGGACTGGAGCTATTCCAGCCAGGTGCTTGGGTGATTACGGCATGGCCATGGGTGTAGCAAACCTGTATGACTTCATCAAAGTCAGGCATCACACGGACGGTAAGTTCGATGGCTGGTCGCTGTTGCGCCTCAAGTATTACGCACAAGGTCGCAGAAAATGGCAGGGGCCACCAGTAGATTTTGTTTGGTTTGACGAAGAACCACCGGAAGACATTTACGACGAAGGGCTGGCCCGGACTATAGCAACAGGTGGATGCGCTGCGTTGAGCTTTACGCCGTTGCTTGGAATGTCCAGCGTGGTGTTAAGATTTCTCGGTAAGGATGCAACACCGGATCGTGCGGATGTGAACATGACAATCGAGGATGCGGAGCATATCTCGAAGGAAGAACGAGACAGGATCATCGCCAGTTTTCCGGCCCATCAGCGCGATGCGCGAGCGAAAGGCATGCCAACATTGGGTAGCGGATTGATATTCCCAGTATTAGAAGAGTTTATCAAATGTGCTCCGTTTGCCATTCCAAAGCATTGGAGCAGGCTGGTAGGCGGTGACTTTGGATGGGATCACCCATCCGGGTGGGTGTGGATGGCTCACGACTTGGACACAGATACCGTCTATGTCTATGACACCTATAGAGCGCGCGAGACGCTGATACCAGTTCAAGCGCTGACAATAACCGGAAAGGGAGCATGGATTCCGGCGAGTTGGCCGCATGACGGTTATCAGGTGCGCGATGCAATGCACGGCGAGCAACTTGCGGTTCAATACCGCAATTCCGGGGTTAATATGCGTCCAGAACATGCAGCGTTTCCAGAGTCTCCGATGGTTGGGGAGAGAAAGGAAAGCAGGATTTCCACCGAGGCAGGAATTCAGGAAATGCTAACAAGGATGCAAACAGGTAGATTCAAGGTATTTTCGCACCTGGAAGATTGGTTCGAGGAATTCCGCCTGTATCACAGGGAAAAAGGTTTGATTGTGAAGTTGCGCGACGATTTGTTGTCAGCTACGCGCATTGGGATTATGGATTTACGGTTCGCTATTGTGGAACCGCAAAACAACAAGGGAATCGATTATGGCTCAAGGGCAGACTGGTTCTGACGGAAAGATCGTCATGTCCGGTAAAGATGGCGGACTGTCGCTGCAGCAGCTTGAGGATATGCTGTCCGACCTACGTTGGCAGCCGCCGTGGCGTGAAGAGGCGGCAAAGTGCGCAGATTACTACGATGGACACCAGCTCACACAAGATCGACTTGAGCGCATGGAGAGGCTTGGAATCCCTCCGTTGATTACCAATCTAATTGCTCCTGCCATCAATTCTGTGTTGGGCATGGAGGCAAAGACCCGTACAGATTGGAGAGTTACCCAGGAGAATGAGGTTCAGGACGTGCCGGAAGAAATGCTGGACGCCATGAACGCGAAGCTGAACGAGGCAGAGCGCGAGAGTCGGGCCGACATTGCCATCTCTGACGCATACGCCCCCCAAGTTAAAGCAGGACTCGGATGGGTCGAGGTTGCCCGCGCAACCGATGCTCTGGCATACCCGTACCGAGTCCAATCCTTACATCGAGACGAAATCTGGTGGGACTGGCGCAGCAGGACGCGAGATTTGAGCGATGCACGTTACCTGATCAGGAAGCGCACATTCGACCAAGACATCCTCATGGCGATGATGCCGGAGCACAAAGACCTTATCCAGTGGTCGATTGAGGATCGTTTCCGCACTTGGCAGTGGGACACGAAGTCCAACATCGATACCAAACTTGCTTATGCAGCTCACCTTGAGCGGATCACAAACATCGACTCTATCGAGTGGCGCAATGCTGACCGCCGCCGCGCAACACTGTTTGAAGTGTGGTATCGGGTGTGGACGGTAAGCGAAGTGTTCAAACTTCCCACTGGCCGCACGGCAATCTTCAACAAAAAGAACCCTCGCCACCTTGAGGCGGCAAATGCCGGTGTGATTCAGGTCTATAAAGCCCCAATTTCAAATGTCCGCGTGGCTTTCTATCTTGGGTGTCACCGCCTGTACGACTTTGCTTCTCCGTACCATCACCGGCATTTCCCTTATGTGCCGTTTTGGGGTTATGTTGAGGATACCAGCGGAGTTCCGTATGGCTTGATTCGCTCCATGATCAGCCCACAGGATGTGGTCAATAGCGCCGACTCAAAGATGCATTGGATGCTGAACAGCCGTAGATTAAGGGCCGACTCTGATTCATTGGATCAGCGTCACAACACTTGGGCAAACATCCGGGAAAACCTGGCTCGGCCAGATTCAATCATCCTGCTCGACCCATCCAAGCCAAACTCCAGATTCAAGGAGGACAACGACAATGGCCTGAACAGCCAGCAGTTCCAGCGCAGGATGGAGGCGGTGGCAAACGTTGAACAGGCTGGCGGCATTTACCGCTCCATGATGGGTCAGGGCAGCGGCGCGGACTCTGGAATCGCCATCAGCTCATTGATCGAGCAAGGCAACATTACGCTTGCAAAGATCAACGATAACTACCAGTTCGGTCGCAGACAGGTCGGAGAATTGCTGTTTTCTGAAGTTCGGGCAGACATGCTTGATGGTGAAATAGCGGTTGCTATCAAGAAAGAAGGCAAGCGCAGTGTGGTTTATTTGAACCAGCGCACAGATCAAGGCATCAAGAACGAGGTCAGATCGATCCCAGCCAAGGTTGTGCTTGAAGATGTTGCCAGTACACCGGCGTTTAGACAGCAGCAGTTGCAGATTTTCAGCCAATTCACACAAGGGTTGTCGCCGGAGTATCGCGCGGCACTGGCAGACATCTTTGTTTCAATGACTGATGTTCCACAGAAAGACAAGATTCTTTCTCGCCTCAAAAGGTTGGGGAATATCCAAGACGACCTCACGCCGGAAGAGGAAGAGGCACAAAAGCAGGGAGCGAAGCAAATGCAGGAAGAGCAAGCCGCTCTGGCTCGTCGCATGCAGGACGCCGAAGCCGCACTGCTGGAAGCCAAAGCGCAGAACATGGCAGGACAGAACTCCAAAGTTGAGGCAGAGCGTCTAGCCAAGATGATTGAGGCAATGTATGCAGCACTTCAGGCGGCGCAGATTGTTGCCGCAGTTCCTGGGGTAACTCCGGTTGCAGATGAGATTCTAAAGGGAGCCGGATACAAGGGAGACCCTTCCGGCCAAGACCCCAATATCCCATCAGCACAGGTGCAAACTGAACAAGTCCAGCCTCAACCAGAACCAGGAACAATGTCGCCGCAAAAACCGGAACAGGAAGCGGGTATGATGCGCGGCATCGAGACTGTGCGAAATGATGGCGCAGAACCGCAACAGTAAAATTCTTCGAGTGACGCCGTAAGCGTTGAAGTGCCATCGGAAGATGGTTTTTACGCCCCTTAAAAGGCATATCGCAACTCTGCGTAACGAGTAAATGGAGGTAGTAATGGGAAACGTAGCAGCGGTGAACGAAACTCTGGCGAATAGCAGCATCGATGAAATTGAGCGCATGGCACTTGAGGCGGAAGCCAAGGGTAAGCAAGGCGAACAAGATGCGGCTGCCACAGACGAACAGGACGTATCGGCCTCGTCCGGCCAGACTGAAGAGCAAAAAACGGCAGGAAAGAACGAATCCGAGGCGCAAGCCAAGGACACTGACAAGGACACTGACAAGGAAACGAATTTTGCAAAGCTGCGCACGAAGTTGGAGGCGCAAGAGCGTGAAACACAACGCTTGGCAGAGGAAAACAAACGTCTTGCGGCACGTCAGTACGTTGCAGAACTGCCGGAAGATCACGCTGAAAAGGTAGCGGCGGTTGACGCGATGATCGCTGAAATCGGTTCAAAGTTCCAGGAAGGAGAGATAACCTTCGAGGAAATGCAGTCACAGACACGCGCGGCAAATACTGATCGTGAATTACTGTTGGCCGCATCAATCAAGGCTCAAATCTCCAAGGAAATGCAGGAGCAACGGGAAAAGGAAGCGGAAGAACAGGCTGCACTCTCCAGAGAAGACGCAATAAAACTATGGGAGGAAAAGCAAGCCGAGTTCATTTCGTCAAAGCCTGATTCTGTTGACTACGACACCGACGAAGCGAAACGCAACAGCCTAAACACCTACGTTAAAGCATTGGCAGCAGACCCGGATAACGACAGCAAGCCGATGGAATGGTTCTTGACGGAAGCGCATGCCTTGGTTAAATCCAAGTTCGGCGTTACATCATCCAAACCGGCGGTATTTGCCGACAGTAAGGGTCAAAGTCAGTCGTCACCCATTAACACACTGAGTGATCTACCAGGTGGCATTACCGCCGCCAGGGATGAAGTCGAGCAGTTTGACCAGATGGGAGGGGCGGCATTAACTAACCGCTTCTTGAATATGACTCAAGCGCAGATCGACGCAGAACTGGCAAAACTGGGATGATCGAAAGTAATACAGGCTCCCTGTAAAGGGAATTCATAGGGCCGTCATCAGGCGGTCTTTCGTTTAAGGAGAAAGATATGTCTCAAACTTCAATCCCCGCCGGTTCGCCGTTGGCCCGTAAGGTCTATAGCGCGGCGTTGTTCGCAAAAACGTTGGCATTCAGCGGTTTGGTAAAGGTGTTGACCGGCGAAGCCCCCAAGCAGTCCGATGCAGAAGCAAAACTGAAGGGGCAGACTGTCCCTGACATGCCGATTGTGCGCGTCACCGACCTTTCCAAGTCGGCTGGCGACTCGATCAGCGTGGATGCGTTCGATACCATCAACGGGAAACCCATCATGGGCGACCGTAATGCAGAAGGCCGTGGCGAAGCATTGTCCAGCTCTTCTATGGACATCAAGATCGACAACACCACCAAATCGGTGGATGCTGGCGGCAAGATGTCCAGTCAGCGCACCCTGCACAACCTGCGCGGCATTGCCATGTCTCAACTGGTTGGTTACTTTGGTCGCCTCGATAACCAGAAGGCAATCGTCCATCTGGCAGGTTCTCGCGGTACGCAGACCGGCAAGGACTGGATCGTTCCGGCTACTTCCGATATTGATTTCAACGACATCATGGTGAACAGCGTCAAAGCACCGACGTATAACCGCCACCTGGTTGTTAATGGAACCAGTTTCGCGACTGGCGGCGAACAGTTGGCATCTATCGCTTCCACCGACCAGTGGACTTTGGCGCTCGTGGATGAGTTGGCCGTCCTGTTGTCCGATCACAACTTTGGCTTGCAGGCCGTCCGTCTGAACGACGACCCCGCTGCCGACGATGATCCCATCAAGGGCGTGCTGTACCTGACCGAACGTCAGTGGGCGCAGATCAATGCCGACAGTAACTACCGCACCGCGTTGCAAAACGCATGGGCGCG